CCTATTGCTGCACCCAATGGCATAGCTTTCATCTTCTCTGAATCATCAGCAGTGTATTCTTCTATGTTATATTTACCAGCTTTACTTGTTACAATTGGTCTGTATAATACATTCATTGCAATATGCATTTTCTGCCAATCAGATGCGTTACCATCCAAGTCTACATACTCTCCTAAAGACATTTCATCTAAGTCTGGTATGAATCCATACTGAGTACCATTTAGTGTAAACTTGTCTATGTGTGTTGGTGTTTCATTTAACATCTCTGTTAAGATATCTACTATTGCTTCAACACTTGACATCTTTAATTTATAACTATCAGATAAAGGAATACCACAAAAGATTTCTATCATCTTTGCATTTAAGAAGCTACCTTCTTGATTCTCTTGTGCTACTTTCAAGAACTTCTGATATTGTCCTAAAGTAATCTCATTTAATGACGTTGGTACATTTATCTCTATATTCATAATTATATAATACTTTTTTGTTAATGTTTTATAAAAAAACCCTTACAATTTTCATAGGCTTTTGTAAGCAGTAAATAATGCTGAGGTTTTGTTGGCTTTGCAATCCTTACTTGCTTTCCAGTTCTGTGATGTATAAAGCACTCTACAATTGCAATCATCTGTAAATTATTCATCTATCTTATAAAGTATTTACCAGCATTTGGATTCTTTAACTGAGATGATATTGCATAACGGGCTGCATCTATACAATGGTTAAAAGCATCAATTGGTTTGTTAATAGTATTACCCTCTCTGTCTTTCATCCAAGTATAGCTTTGTAATTCTTTGATGAGGTTTTTACTTCTGCTGGTTACAAATATTTTGTTTTGGTTTATTAAGTTGATACCATATACAATTGAATCTTTACCCTTTGTGCAAGGTAGTATCTTATGTCTGTAACTCTTTAACTCTGCTATTGATTTTGGCTCTGCACTATCTGCATATATTAACTCTTGTATATTGTTTTGCTTTAATAGATTTGAGATGTCTATGTTTAGTAATTTCTTTTGGTATATTACCTCGTCAAAAATATAAGCATCATTGTATTTGTATAAAGCTATTAATGTAGTTGGGTCAGCACTATAACCAAAGTCCATTCCGTAGCATAATAACCTTGCTTCTGTTGGTAGTGTTATTTCTTTCCAATCTGGAATACATACACCTTCTAAACTTCCTATTTGACCAAGCCCATATACTTTCCACCAGTTGCTCCAATACTCTGAATCCTTTGCCTTATCTCTTGCACTCTCTATATCCTTTACAATCGTTTCTGGTAGAGCTTCGTTGTCTTTGTATGTTAATGTAATAAAGTCGGCATCATCGTTGCCTACAACTTCTTTATGTGCCCAAAAGTTTGCAGTTGGATTAAAGTCAATCCATATATCTCCAGATGTTCTTATACTTAGTTGTGTGTATGCTTCAAAAGGTACATTGTTTGCTTCGTTCACATACAATACATTTCTTCTTGCTCCTCTTAATTTATCTGGTTGTTCAACACTAAAAAATTCTATGTAACTACCATTTGTAAATGTGTACTTTAAAGCAGACCTATTCCATTGATTATCCCTAAATCTATTTGTTGCCATCATTATTTTTAAGAAATCTTTCATAGCACCTCTACGTAAATGAGGTATAGATTCAGATACTACACTTGTTTCAAGACCTGGTGTTCTTATACATCTGTCAATAAGTATTGGTATAATACCAAATGTCTTACCAGCTGATGTACCACCTTGAATTACTTTCTTACGTTTTTTAAGTGCGTGAAGCTTCTTTATTGCAGTAGTTGTTTGAAACATTAAAGATCAAATAAAGGTTGCTCAGATGTTATAGAAATGTCCTTGGTTTCTTTTGGTTTACCATACATGTAGTTCATGTATAATTGTATTGCTTTAAAATCACCTTCATCAATCATTCCTTTTAATTTTATAATTGCTTCATCTTTGTCAATATGTTTATTAAGCATTTCAACTAATTGCATTTCTTCTGACTTAGACTTTCTACCAGCACCTTCTCTTTTTCCTCCTCTTTTATTTTCTGACATTTGAAATAATTTGATTATTCATATAATTATATAATAAAAAAAACCTAACATTTTACTGCTAGGCTTTAAATTTATTTATTGATTAGTTTTATAATAACTTCTCGTTTAGTTGTTCAATCCAGTTTCTTAACATTTTCTTATTACAAGTACAAGGTTCACTGTATTTGTGATTAAAATACTTTGAATGTAGTTTACACATTATTTTAAAATCTTCATTTGACATTGTTGACGTTATTCTTTGTTTTACGCCTTGCCAAATAATTTTATCTTCTACCATAATTGGATATCATTTAATTGATCTTGTCTTTCTTTACATTTACAATTTGGATATAATTTTTTCCATATCCATTTGATACCAGTATAATATGTAATGCGCTCTATAAAGTCTCCTAATTTCATTCTTCTAATTTTTCTTTTAATTTGTCTTTTACTTTTCTATATGTGTTATATAAAGAATGGTATGTAATATTTGTTTTCTTTGATAGTTCTGTTATTGAATCTCCACTCTGTATAAGGTTATATACTTTTTTATCGTACCAATGTAGTTTTTTAATTTCTTGTTCAATTAAGTCGTTTGCTGATTCAAAGTCTACATATTCTCCACTACTTAGATCTACAACTAAGTCAATTGGTATTTTGTTTTCTTTTTTTTGTTTATTCTTTAATTGTAAAAAAGAAGTTCTTAATGTTCTATAAATATAATAGTAATTTACTTCGTCACCGTAAGATATATCTAATCCTTTTTTAAGCATAGTACCTATAATAAGATACATTTGAGAGACAATATCTTCTGCCTCTTTTCTATTGCATCCAAATTTTAATGTTGTATTTATCCACTTATTATGGGACTCAAATACTTTTTCTAACATGTATTACTGTTTTTCTAAAAGTAAAAAATATATTTGAATATAAAAAATAAAAGATATTAACACTAAGAAAAGTGTATAGTTACCGCTTCTACATCTAATTATTATTTTGCTAATACTATTTTATATATTAAGCATATACAAAAATAATTGTTTACTAAATAAAAATATAATTATATAATAATTCTAGAATGACAATTTAAAAGATTTGTATAGTTAGTTTTGTAATTTATAATGATTTTAAATTAATCACAAAACACATTAAAACGTGACTTGTATAACTGTTCTATACAATTAAAAAAGACATACAACAATAAATATAAGTAATAGGGGATTAAGAGGCTTGCTGCATTTAAGTGCGAATTTAACTATTTAAGCACCTCTTTGTTTTATGTTTTTTCGATTCCCCTAATACTCATATTATAACTCGTTACCAATGCATTCCTTCCATTGATGTACTGCTTTCTATTATTTCACACTTATCTCTTGACTTCCATTCCCAAGATTTTATTCGCATATTTACCATTTCGTATATTTCATCTCTTCTTTTATCAGGCACAGTGTCTATTAATAACTCTAGTGCATCCTTTTTTTTGTTTAATATAACTTGTTTAATTGATTTAGTTCTGTTCTTTAAACGTTCCAGTTTAGCTCGTTCTTTCTTTATTGTTTCTTCTTTTTTATCATTAAAATAAATATCATATACATTTCTAAACCTTGTAAAATTATCATAATATACATCTATCTTTTTTAAAGCATGAAAAATACTTGACCTGTTTCTTGATATTCCTTTTTCTGCAAACCAGTCTGATATCATTCTATCATTCATACCGTTTAGTTCATTTAATATTTTATATAGTAATGCTCTAAAGTATGCTTTGTCATTTGATCTAGATTTATCAAGTATATCTAGTTTTGTTATTTCACAAAAATCATTTGCTAATTCATCTGCTGCTATTCTATTATAATTATATCTCATCTTCAGCTACTCCATTAAAAGTTAATATTTTATCTGATGTTTTTGTTAGTGTTTCTTTGTCTAACGTGTATGCTTTACATATTTCCTGTATTTTACAGAAATCATTAAAGTCAAATTCATTTAACACCCATTTAACAAACTCTAATTTGTTTGCAATAAGTTTATCTCCTAAACCTTTGTCATCTACATCTTCAATCTTATTATAGTATTCAGATTCTATATGCATTAATTCTTTTATAGTTCTATTTATATTATTTTTTAGTCTATGTCTAAATAAACCAGTATGCATTGCTTCTTCTAAAAAGTGTTGATTTACAAATGATGTTATTATTGCGCCACTAATCTTTTCTAAATTCTTTTTTGTTAGTTCCATATTTGGTAATTGTAATTATGTTCGTTATAGTATTGTTTTGTTTCTTCTATCTTGTCTGCCAATAATTGTTCAAGATAGTTATAGATGTAATCTATTTCATCATCTGATGCTTTGTATATTTCTTCTCCTTGATAAAAATTAGTTTCTAATATCTCATCTTTTAAACTTACTTCTATTAAGTATTGTTCAGTATCTGAAATTAAAGTTACTTCATTTGGCAATGAGTTTATACAAAAATCTCTATTGTGATACTCTGGGTCTATTGTTTTTATAATATTAATTAGATTCATATTATTTGTATTCTTGTTTCGCGTTCTCTAACTCTAATCTTATTTGAACTTCAAGTATTTCTACTTGTCTTTGTAACCATAAATTGTCTGTTATGTTTACATAACTTTTTATTAAGTCTAGTGTTTCTTCCATTTGTTTTGTTTTTAACTGTTAAATAATATTAATATCATTGATATAAACCATAAGCACATATAAGCAACTATCATAATCATAAGTAGCACAAATAAGAACTCTCCGAATCTTGTAAGCATCTTCTTCATAATTATACGTTAAAGATTAAACCTAATAACATTCTTGCTATAAAATAGCTTGGTGCTAAAATCAATACTAAAGTTTGTAATTTTTTCATCTTGTTTTGTTTTAAAAGGGAGGTTTTACCCTCCCCATTGTTTTTATTTTTTTATAATATATTCTTTTTTTAAATCTCTTACTATTCTCTCGTATAGAGCAACCTCTTGCGATAAACTAGCTCCTTTTATATACCATTGGTATTGTCCAATTTTTTCTGATTCTAAACTTCTAAACTCTTGTCTTGTTACTATTGTCATAATATTTGTTTTAATTAATAATAGTTAAATATAATACTATTTATTTAATTAACAACTATATTAACAAATTTTAACAAAATTTTAACATTTACGAAATTACAATACAAACAATGCCAATTATAATATAAGCCACTATTGATGCCATTACTATAAATGATATCAGTCCTTTTTCTGTGCTTGATTTATTCATAACTCTTTGTATTTGTTTTTTAATGATATGTAATGATAATCTGATTTGCTTAACTTTAAATCCATTAAGTCATCCATTGCATCTTGTCTTTTAATGCAAGGTGGTAATTTATCAATTAGTTGTTGTAGTTTCTGTATTAATTTTTTTTTGTACATAATTCTTTTTTTAGTTTTTCAATATATAATGTTGCATCCATTAATTCTTCTTGTAGGTGTTGTAGCCATTCTAAGGTACTTAAATCGTTTCTATCCATAGTATTATTGTATTTATTAATACCTACCCTAGAACGTTCTCTATATGAACTTACAACTGATTTAACAATACTATCTTGTTCTTCTTGCATCTCTGCCCATTTTTCTCTTGTATTCATTATTTCTCATATATTTTAGTTACTATTATTTGAAAGATACCAATATATAAAACTATATCTTCTTCATACATTTCAATATCATTAAAAGTATAATGTCTTATGCCAAATAATAATCCTTTAAAAAAACCTACTTTAAGTTCGTATCTTACTAAGTTCATTTATTTTTCTTTT